ATGAGAGCTTGAGTTCTGGGGCTCCCATAGAACACGATCTCTCGTGTTCCGGTGGTCGACACACTCGCTGACAACCCGAGGGTTGCCAATAGAGTGTGCTCTGGACATGAAATCCAAGAGCGCGTCGAAGCCACCCCTCTCTTGCCTTTTTCGAGGTTTAGACGATAAAGTCCAAACCCTGACCTCGTTCCGATGTAGGCGAGGATTCCATCTGCTTTGCAGATGGCGTTCATCGCTTCCACTGAAAGAGGTGAGGCCTGAGAATCCAGCTTCGTTTCGACCCACAACTCTGAGGTGCTTTCGTACCTTTGGAGGTAGTAGGTTTTCGGCTGATAGTGATGCATAAAACAGTCCTTTATTAAAGAGATTGTTGGATGTGTCTACTACAGCCTGACACGAAGCCGGGCTGTCGGGAAATAGTGTTTCCGGTTTGGTTGGGGTCACGTCGTGACCCATATAACCATCGGTACCGCAGGATTCTCTAAAGTGTCCGTGAACATAGCTTTTGGCCATATTCACTTTCAACTGTAAGAGATCCATCGCAGACACTAGATCCTCGTACCCGTGGCTCGGTATGACAATGTCATCGCCGAACACACGGACCTGGTTACGATACTTCTTAATGGTTTGCCAAGTTATCTCCTCATTATCCCTGATGGAAACACCAAGGGCAATGAAGAGCATCACAAGGCTCATCACTGGAAATGTCGTAGCAGTCCCTTGCGAGGCAAACTTCCGTAATGACAGGAAGTTCGGAACATCTGAGACACCGTCAAAGATGTACCTCGTACGTGCGGCGTGCAGAGCAGAAAGTAGAGGAGCATTGCTCCTAAACATTCTCTCCACGGTCCAGCACGTAAGTCGGTCGCTAGCATCTGATAAATCAACAGTAGCTAGCTTCCTATTAAGGGATGCCTCCAGAACCAAGTCGCCTGATTTGCTCTGATCCCTAAAGTCAATGAAGTCAGTTCCAAAGAGCTGACGACACTGAACAAAAAGGAACCGTAGCAGTAGTTGCTGACACCACTGATGTGATGTCGGCTCTGCAGCTATAAGCCTAGGACCTTTAGCGGTCTTCGGCACGCAAAGTAAGCGACTCGCCCGTTCATGATATGACGGACGATCCAAGGTAGAACCTGCAGTTGTACCGCAGGCCTCCCAAGGAAAGGTAAACTGGAGTTTGTGCGGCCAATTTGGGAAGCACGATTTCTCGTGCGACTTAAGCCGTTCCGCAACTGCACCAGGCCCATGTCGAAAGCCAATTCCATAGCCCCCTTCGTGAACCGAATCGCTGAAAGCGATCGGGTCGAAGGGATCCATGGAACCAGAAATAAGATCCGCAACTTTTTGGATCTTACTGAGGACGGCGTAACCTTTAGCCAGATCAGCTCTGATCAGTTCTCTGTTCTGAGTGAACAGATTACCAAAAGGAGAAGAATCTGGATAAACATGATCCAGTGCCTGTACAAGATGTACTGACATAAGATCAAAAGGCAAACGCCTACCCTCGCTCGCTGCATGGTGTTGTGTCTTATCATCTAATTCCGAATGTTCTTCGGAAAAAGAATGAAAAAGATCACGACAATCATGCAGATCGCGACTGTTACAATCGCGATTTCGGGGAGATAGTTGTCTCTCGCGAGAACAACTACTTTCCCTTCGGGCGAGAGCGAAGTCATCGCATTCCCAGGTGAAACTGGGTTTACGGAGACGACGTTCGATGTCATGGTATTCACCTACTTTCGATAGAATTCGATCGCGGGTACATACCACAGAAATCTTCTTTCCGATAACACAAAGTTGTCGTAGGAAGAACACTGCGTTGACATCTACCTCATGCTTCCGACTGGAGTCTTTGTCGAAAATGCGCAACCAGAGTCCCGAGAAAAGTCTCGGCACTCGGATCCTAGGAGAAACCGCTTTTGTAAGCGGTCCTTCCAGGCGAAGGCGCCCACATTCAAGAGCCTCAAGAAGAAGAGACTCAAGATGAGGGAGGTCAAAGTAAAAGATACCTTGACCTCTATTTCGACAACAAAGGGTGAGCCTATCCAAATCTTTAGATAAGCTGTCCTTCATCTCCGGGTACGTCAAAGAGATATCCGTAAGGATACCCTTTACGACATGGAGTAGAGCATTAACTTGGCTTTTCATCTGCGCTTCCTTATTAGAGAAGGGTTAGATCCAAGCCACAGTACCTGCAATCATCAATCGAGTTGCTATCGCAAGACTTACCGGTTTTGGAAGCCGGCTTGTGTTACGACTCGAAATTCATCAACTTGTCGATGTTCCCTGACGTTAGAAACGCCAGAAGACCAACGGCAGCGTTACGAGGGTCAACAAGGGTATCACCCCGTTGATTCTCGATAACCACATACGCTTTACGAATAGTATTAAGCGTAGCGGGAGCAACCGCAAACACCGTCCAGATGAGCTCCACGTTGTGACGATCAATTGTCACACCGCGTTTCTTATCTGTGTACGATGAGTTGCGGATGTTAAGGCGATGTTCCTCCGTAGCAGTTCGGAGTAAGTATTCCGAGGAATACTTATCCTGATTGATACGAACGAGGTTCTTCGCCACCGCGTTGATGGTGACGACTGCAGGATCTGCGTACATGTATTCTACTCCATTCTAACCTAGGCGGAATTGCCAGGTTTTAATTGGCAATCCCCCCTTATGCTATCAGCCACGATAGGGAGATTTCCCTTTCATGATTAATAGCGAGGCTAGAATGCCCATTTGCTCTACCGATAGCATCGGTAGTTGAGCATCCAGAGTGGCTGACGCCGGATATCGTTCCTTGCGCTCCTTAATGACAGTACCAGAACCTATGGTTCGAATACCGTCATTTATGGTGTGCGTGGTCGAAACCGACGTAGTATGTCGCATCAGAGTTACACTCTGACACGAAACGGGTATCGCGTTACGACGTGCCATAAGCAAGTCGCCAACGTTAGTATACCAGTCTATGAGCCAAGACCAAGGCATACCTTCCCAGAAACCTGAGAAGGACACCTCAGCGCCAAAGTAGGCGTTAAAGGCCATAGCATACATTTCCCCTGCTGTGTATTTACTAAGATCAACGGTAGGTAGATACCTAGCGTGACCTCGTATTACACGGTGACCAACTGTCTCGTAGCTATCAGTAAAGAAAGCTCCGGAACTCTGCAGAGATATGTTATTGTTCTGCTGA